AAGCAACATCATGGCATCCAAGAGACAATCATCCACCGGGTCATGTTTTGTTATCATAAGTTCAGACTTAAAACCTTCATGGCTAACATCAACATAACCGTTTTCGGTGTCATAGAAAATATCGATAGCAGTTCTTACGTCCCGCCACCGGGAGTATGAAAAGACAGGATCAAGCCCCAGTTGTTCCTCAATATCGTCCATGACCAGTTGGTCTAGATTACCTCTTGCCCAGACCCAAGACTTGTTATCTTTAAAAGATTTAGCCCATTCACGAAGCATTTCATAGCCATCCTCAAAGAGTACATCATTTGCATGTGGCCTGAAAGATTTAATCTTTACGTTATCACACTGTTTTTCCCACCAATCAACGGATGATTTAGTAATCGACCTTTTCAACCTTGTAAGTTGATCCTTTGCATTCAATTTCACAAAAAAGGCGGATGCTTTCATCTCATCAAAAGATGGTTTTTTAACAGGATCGAAGTGAACGGCTGCCATCGAAAGGATGGCAGCACTGGACTTCTTACCAAGTGTTTCTACATCAAAGATAAAAATCTTTATCTCCTTTAGAAAGGCAACTCATCAACATTGGTTGTGGCGGTGTTTGCCTCTGCAACCTTAACATCAACTTTCGTGTACAGATCAAGAAACGCCAGTTTGGTTTCTTCATCAAAACGATTCACACATAGTTGAATTGCTTTTTGACGATCTTTAAAGATGCTATAAGTTTTTGCAATATGCACCAGTCGGCGAGTAGAGATAATTTCATCCACACCACCTTCATTAAAGGTCTTGCGAATAACATCAGCCCATTTCACCAGATTCTCGGCAAACTCATTATCATTCAGCAGAGGCTTTAGAATCTTCAGTTCGACGCGAGACTCGGGATATTGTTGTTCAACAGTGATATTGAAACGCTCAAGGAATGCATCGTCAAGAATCTGTGACAAATACTTACCTTCTTCTGAACCACGCCCTTTGGTGTTAGCCGTTGCAACAATATTGAAGCCAGCACTCGGATGAATATACTCACCAGACTTTTTGTTAAAGTATGGTTTACCCTCTAGAATACCTTGCAGGCACATAAGTTTATTCGAACCACGGTCAATCTCATCGATCAGAAGAATTGCACCACGTTTCATGGCTGTGATAACAGGACCATCGCGGTACACCACATTGCCATCGATAAGAGTAGGACCACCAATGAGGTCAGATTCATCAGTTTCAATCGATACGTTAACGCGAATACATTCACGTTTAAGATTGGCGCAAACCTGCTCGACCATCAGGGTTTTACCGTTACCTGAAAGCCCAGTGATAAACACAGGGAAAAAGTTTCGTGATTGAATAATGGTCAGAAGATCCTTGTAAAAACCAAAAGGAACATAACCATCATATTTTTCGGGAATAGAAACGTCAACATCATCTTGAAGCCGTTTCTGACGGAGAACATGAACAGTTGCAGACATTTCTACAGTAGCCGTTGGTTGTGGTGCTTCTTGAGTTTGAACAGGCACAACAACAGGATTACCATCAGGAAAATCTGGCAGACGGTAGTTGCCGCGCCCAGCGCGGAACTCTTGGCGAGTTACAAACCAAAAGGGATACGGAACTTTCCGATTCTCAACAACCGCTTGAATGTCATCACGGGTGATAATCGCATTGGGACCAAAAACTTCAGTTGCAGCGGAAACGAAAGCTTTTGCATTCTTGTTCATTAAATTCTCCATAATATTTGACTGTCTCAACATTGTATCACAACTATTTCCTGTTGGCAACTGGTACTTTTGCATAAAAACAACATATTTACCTCGATACCAGTCTCTTATCTTATATAAGTAGGTATGTCCAGCCTTTAAGAAACATTACCAATTATTAGATTTACTATTGGACCAAACATCATTGCAAAAAAGGCGATTAAGAATATGGTAATAGCTAAGAAGAAACATGGTACAATTAACAACCATAATAGCTTTTCTATCATTGTTCAACCCTGTAGCAAGAAGCACCGCCACTCCCTCTCAGAGTCACACACTCATACCCACCCTCCCTGAATACAAGGATCTTAGGTTTAACCGAATTATCGAAAATGTGAATAGCCAGCGCGATAAGAACAATTGCGCTGGCAAAAAGAATAAACATCTTACCCATTATAAAACTTCGAATTATTCATACTCTGTGACTCCCTGTTTCATAAAATTTATCCACGGCATCCTCACCAAGCCCATGAAACTTCGCAAACGCTTTGAGCAAGTCTGCTTCGTGTTCTGCATCAAAGATTGCATTGTGAATATCTAGATAACCTGCGCATTGAGCCGCCATATATGCTTCTGAACCAAAACCAAAAACATTATATAGCACATAACGATAAGAGCCCTTCTGTTTAATTTCACCATCAACGATACGGCGAGACATTGCACAGAAAGCCAATAGTTGTTGCTCTTTTGTTAGGGAATACCAGAAATCTTCCTGTTCCTTCTCCATTGCATCAACTACTTTTTGAAATCGTTGGCCAATTTCTGACAATTCGGCCATTGCTTTTTCAACACCGTCATCTTCTTCAGTCATATTTTGGCTCCTTAATTGCAGGCTTTCTTCGCAGAAATTCTGTAAGTTTAATTTGCCAGTTGGAATAACAATGCCTTACGCCAACTGTAATTCTTAGGTAAGGCAAGATAGCACCAACATAAAGTTCATTTGGGTCTAGCCCAGCATCCACGCCAAACGAAAAATGTTCCATTGACCAAACAGTGAATAACAACCAGTGAACACTCCAATTGTTTGCATTCCATTCATCACCTTCTCGGTAATGCCACCGGGGCACCAATGGGCATACATCATTACACCACCATTTGTGCAGCGGATAATGTTCCCACCATTCTTTATCTCTACAAGGTTTTTCTTCACTCATCATGGTGCTCCTAGTTGTTTCTTCAGTTTTTTAATCTCTTGCTTGAGTTTATGATTTTCAAGTTTAACCCAACCCAAATCATCCTGCATTTTTCGCATTTGTTCAGCAAAGTCACGGTCAGCAGGTGTTAGATTTTCTTCTGGTGTGATAATGAACTTACCATGATCCCAGTCAAACCCCATTTGTAAACTTTTCACGGGCACCGTTGGTTGCCCACCCATTGTGGAGTATGGGAGTTTAATCTGAACTACAACTTCTGGATCTTCCCGCATCATTCGTTCTTGGTATACATTCACCAATCGATGCAGTTCACTTAGTTTCATTATTTACTCCAAAATGTTTAGCAATTCTTGCAGCAGCAGTATCAGCACCATAAATCATATCAGCATTTACACCACGCGAATCAGCCACACAATGAGCTTGCTCAATGCATTCTTGCACAATCAACATGGCAAACTTTTCATCACGAATGTCGTGCCAATCGGGATGATATTCGCCTTTCATTAAAAGTTTAGAATCAGCAAAGAGGTCTGCTTGTTCAGCAAGTTCTTGGATTCGTTCGTTCATCATTCAACTCCGAAATATTCTTTGATTCTATATGCTACAGACTTCATGGGAAAATCAGATCCATCTTCCAAAATACATTTATGTGCAACATCACTACATTCCCGAACAATCAACTCGGCGAACTTTTCTGTCCATTCAGAAAGATGTCCATTGTAAATACCACCATTGGTTTGTTTATGAGCCTCAATAAGCAGTTCTTGAATTCGTTCGTTCATCATTCAATCCCAAACATTTTTTGTTCTAGAATCCTTAGATAATCTCGTGCTTTTTGAAAATCTCGATCATACAATGCACGTTCAACCATCATCAGGTCTTGTCGAAACTCACCATAGATGGCTTCAATCACTTGGCGCTTGGTACGGTGAATTGCTTCTTCTAGTGAATCACCGCCTTCTTGGAGAAGGTCAAGGTCACTTACATGGACCTGAGAACCAATTGTGACACTGATTCGATATTGTTTAGCAATACCTTCAGTTCCTCTTAGGTCTTGAATATGTGACTTGATATTGAATACATCTTGGAATAGAGTAGAGAAACTTTCTTTGATAAGTTTTCGTTCACCCGTATCGTGTGCTTCAATTGCTCTTACTACTTGGCTCATTTTTTACCCCAAAGAAAACGCAAAGTCAGTCCGTCAACAAAATTACGTTTGAATCGTGTTTCAGGTGCCCACACTACATAGCCAAGGAGAATGCCTACGATCCAACCAACAAAAAACCAAACAGTAATTTCGTTCATCATTCAACTCCGAAATGTTCTTTGACTTTTTCAACACAGTCTCTACGGAAAGCATCTTCGATTTGGTTACGATAATCGGCGTATCCTGGACTTAGGTTTTCTACAACCCCGATACATTCCCGAACAATCATCTCGGCGAACTGTTCAATATCCACATGATCAATATAGCCGCCATGTCCATCGCGGTATTGATCGGTGCATTGTTTGGCCAGTTCTTGAATTCGTTTGTTCATAGCCAACTTCCTTTTAGAACATACGCTTTACGCTTACCACGAACCCGTACATCAATTTGACGGTGTGCTCGTTTTAGTTTCTTAGCGTAGTATCGTGCTTTACCGAGATGTGGTGTAGCAATAAAGTTAGACCAACTACCGTCGGGAAAAGTTCTTGGTTTGTATAGCAGCACGTAATAAAGTTTTTTTGGTGTAACAATATTGATCATTTATCTTCACTCCTCGGCCCATGTTCAAGATAATCTTTCATATAGACATCACCATGTTCTAGATAGAACTTATAGTATTCCCATCCTTTGCGAAAAGACTCAAATCTCCTCCCTGCAAGTTTTACGCCTTCTTCTGTCATAGGCACTTGATATGCTTCAGAGTCACGCCATGCACTATAGATTAGTTGATTTTCATCGACCCATTTTTCGCGGGAACAATTTGGACGCACCTGCCCAGTAACATGTTTTTCTACCTCTGTATAGCCATATCTACGTAATGTTAGATAATAATCATCACCTGCCCGAATTGCATCAGCTATCGCATCAAACACTTTGGCAGGTCCACCTAAAGCATTATCTTGTTTATATTTTTCAGCTTTCTCGATGGCAGCGCGGAGAGCGGTTGCCGCCCGTAGTTGAATATCGGGATTGTCTGAATCCAACGCCTCCAGAGCCTGCTTCATTGCTTCAATGCTCATGAGAACTCCCTGCTACAAAAAGCATATCCTTCTGGATCGTCCCAATCGTATTCGGGATTGAACCATGCATATCCAAACTTGTCAGGTTTTCGCCCTTCATCGTTATGTTGAAGATTCCTTCGCCCATCATTACGAATAAATCCTGGAGATTTCTCGCTTTCGATATACTGAACGAACCAATCGTAGTCGATACGTTCTCCGTATTCGTCCATGATAACTTTATCTTTCAAGAATTCTTTCCATGCAGCCCAGCTTACCAGCCGCTCAGGGCGATATCCATGGAAAGAAAATGCCCAACCGCCTGATGACTTACCAATATGGTATTCAGTATCATATCGGTCGCAGCATTCACAAAGATTGGAAGCAACATAGTAATTAGTTCCCATTTCTTACTCTCTTTTAATACGTGTCGATACCACTAGTACGGACTTTTTGCTGATAGTTGGTGGCTGAAGAAGTGATCTTACAGGGGCAATCATTCCTGCTACAGACATAGCCCTGTGCACCAATTAGATGGCATACAGGGCATTTATTGCTCCAAGCAGGATTAAGTTCCTCAATTGTCAAAGGTTTAACCACCGGGATCATACCTTTATTATACAATTGAGACGCGAGATAGTCAACAAGAATTTTCCTCACATCAGCTTGATTACATTTTTCAATAATAGATACCAGTTGTGCAATTTCATCAGTTTTCATTTTTTATCCTCTTCTTTAGTGTGTTCATCGCAAGCAGTATAGAGCCAAGAACGCCCGCGCATTTTTCCTAGATTGCCGCATACTTCACAAGTGATTGCACTCATCGCTTCAGCCATTCGAACCATGCCATCGATTGTTTCATCACCACCATCATAATAGAATCGCAGAGTACCATACTTTTCTTTTACTTGTGTTACAGTAACCTGAGGAATAAGGTCATATGGTTTTTGATCGTAGTCTGGATATTTTTTCTTGTTTTCTTCGATTCGTTCGTTAGATTCTTTACGATAATCAATATAAGATTGAATCTGATAGCAGAGTGCATCCAGAAGAGGAAACCAACCACTACCACATTCAATGCCAAACATGCAAAAAGGTTCAAGTTCTCGCCCTTTGCGTACCTGAAAAATCAATGGGTACTTTTTAAACAAATCATCAACCGTCATTTTATTCTCCGATTTAGGATAATACCACGAATATCACGAATCAATACTTTCGCATGGCGGCGAAATTCTTTCCAATAATAACGGCGATAGGTCACAGGTTTAATCATCAGAACCGTTGCAGAATTCGGAGAAAAGATCCCACGAACCAAGGTAAAGAACTTCTTTAGCATAATTGGTTACTCTTACTTTATTTGAATATACCTCATAGATATATTCTTCGCCATGTTCAACTTTTGGATCAACCAGATAGTATGAACCAACTTCCTTCTTAAAGTGTACAACTAATTGAGCCGCAAGGCAACCCATGCCATTGGCCACCGGGCGAGTTTCTTTGCCAGTTATACCATTAATTAGTTTAATTTGACTCAAAAAGGCCGCCAGGGCAGAACCAATACCAGACGGATAACCATCCCATTGTGAATAGAGGCAGGTCACCACCGAGTTAGACTCATCGAGAACTTTAATCAATGCGCGAGTACCCATTTACCACCTCACAGAAAAAAACCAAAAATAAACCATGCAATTACAACCCCACTTACACCGGCCGCACCTGAATGTTTATTGGCCAGGTGACAAAGCACGAAGAAGGATAAAAAATAGACCAAAGGATACATATTCGACATAATAAGCCACCGGGAGCAAAAATTTAATAATCGTCGGATGCATAGCCATAGTCCTCATCGGTACCCCACCCAGCCGATGCCAAAGCCGATGCATGGTCACCGTCCATATCCTCATAGTCTTCCATGTCTTTATAACGCACGGCCAATTTCATCTCGCAGTCCATAATCACCTCTTCACAATCGGCTAGATTATAACCTGGGCGAGCCGCCTGGATGAATGCGATAATTTCCTCATAATCGCAATCCAATTCCAGCATCTTTTCAACTTCAACGAATAAGTCCATGGTTTCTCCTCTTATAATCTGTTAAAATCAGCGAAAAAGGTACGTGGTACCCTCAAAATCGACCTCGGTGTAGTCTACCCGCAGGTTGGAGGCCGTATCCTCCCAGTCGATTACAATATAAGAGGGCAGGTCGCGGGGAATCTCTCCGCAGTCTTCCAAGAGTTCCTGGCAGTATTCCGTGAAAACCTTTTCAGGAATCAATTGGATGCCATGCCTCCAATCGTCTGAGGAGTACCCTTCGACCTCTTCCTGTAGAGTCTGGAGAGCCGTCAATTCTTCGCGGAGGGCTTCACGCTCAGCCTCAGTCATCTCCAGAGTCTCCAGGTCCATCTCAATTTCATCCATGCGGTCTTGAAGGTCGCGGGTGTCAAGAATGCTGTCCATCGTTTCTTCCTTGTGTTGTCTCAATCGATAAAGAGAAGTCTACAGGTACCGGTAGGAATGGCAACAGGATCATGGAGTGTTGTATGGGTGCAACAGTGTTGTTCCAACGCGACAGTGTTGTACCGATACAACGGAATGGCGAAGCGCCAGGACCGCCCAGGACGCGCTGAAAGGTCCTGCCCATGCTAGGACCTTCCCTGCTCCCCTGGAGCGCCCTGGAGGTGGTCCTATCGCCACGTCCGATGGGCCTCTGCTACCCATTCCAGCCCATCATACTCCTGTATGAACCACCTCACACCGTCCGGCACTTCCACCACCTTGAGGTCGGAGAACTTGGTGAAAGCATTGGAACCCATCTCCTCCACGATCCTGACCAGTGTAGGATCGTCCCTGGCAATGTCCCAGGTCCCAGCTGGTGTGGTACCAGACTCCTTGACATAACGCTCCATGGCTTCATCGGAGAGCCCGAAGCCGCCATGGCATTGGTTAATTACAATCTTCATAGGGTCTCCAATCTAGCCATGAGGCTAGGTAGGTCGCGGAATATCTCATTTCCATGGCTGGAGGTGCGGAGACGCAGGAAGGTTGGACCATAGACTTCAACCGTTGCGTCCAAAGTCCTTGCGCGCCCAAAGGTAACAGTAAAGTGCCTACGCCCGTTCCGACTGGTTGCGGACCCGGTCAGTACGCCATAAGGTGCATCAAAGCCCTTGGCGCATGCCCATTGGTACAGGTGGTTCTGAATTTCAGGATTGGTCATGGTTGATCCTTTGAAGATATGAGAAATTGGCACCTCAGCCGCAAAGGACATACTCACAAAGATCCTTCCATTTAGCACCACCAGAACTTCGGATTTTTGTTGCCTGAATAAGTGAACGAAGAGACAATTCTTTGACCTTATCTTTTAACATATCGATAAGGTTGAGGGCATCATCCTTGTGTTGTTTACTGTATTCAGGCATGAAATCTTTTTGGCTGAGCAGATAACGCATCCGCTCAATTTTCTGGGTTTCATTCATTGACAGGTCAACCGCCATTGAACGGGTGATAATGGCTTGATCCATAGCATCGGAGGGCAGGTTTGAGATAAAGACCACGCGACCTTTGAATTCGAAAGCCTGAGGCAGGTCCTCATCACGAAGGTCTGCACGCCATGAGATAACACGGCGAGCATAGGAGTCCAATGCACCTTTGAGCAGGTTCAACGATACGGGATCCTTGAGTACGGAATCGCAGTCATCGAACACTACCACGCCATCCTTGTTTTCGTAGAGTGTACGGTACAAGCCCTTCGGTGTAGAGTAACCCTTGATGACACGGAAAGAGGTATTGGTGTTGATTTTGTCGCCAATGTCGAATTCATCAAGGAGCGAAACGTCGACCATACCAGCATCGGTAAGGGCTTGGGTGACGGTAAAGGACTTGCCAAGCCCGCCAGGGCCTGTCACGACCACGGAGGCTTGATCGCCTGAGGCTAACATGGCGATCATATCAGACACGAAGCCGAACCGCTCATTGATCGAGAACCGCGATTCTACAGCCTTGGTCATAAGGGCATCGGTCTTACGGGAAATTGCGGCTTTGGTCTTACGAAAACCTGCTTTGGGTACGCCACGTGGCATATCGAACTCCAGAATTGTTATTGAACAGATGCAATCTTACAGGTGCCGGTGGGGATGGCAACCATCCGTGCTTGTGTTGTTTTTACGCAACATTATAGAGCCTTGCTGTAGAAAATGTGGCGACCAATTTGGGTTATCTTGGCATTATTGTCACGCCATTTAGGGCTTACATAATCGGCATGATAGAAAAGCCCCTTTTCAAGCCCCTGCACCCGATAACCATTGATGATAACATCATGGGCAATACGTTTGGATTCTTCCCATGCGGGACCTTTTGGTTGTACCCAATGGATTTTCTTATCGTTTGCCCAACTGAATTGGAATAGATCCAATATCACTTCACAAATACGTTTTGGATATTTTGAATCGGTTTTTCTGTTTAGTGTTACCTGCGCGACGGCGTACCTACCAATGATAGGCTCATGCGCCGCCTCATGGTAAATATTCTTTGCCATACAGAATAGGTCATTGGAATTATAGGGAACCTTTTGGTTTGTTTTTACAATTGAAAGGGGTTTCAAGGGCGGCGCCGGCACCGAAATTGGTGTTTCAATGCGCGGTGCCCGTGGGGCTTGTAATTCTTTTAATTCATTAACGATTTGCGCCTGTTGTTTTACAATTTGGACTTGATTATCATAGAGCCTTTGTTGGTCCTCATGCACCCGCTTCAATTCTGAAAAAACCTTTTTTACATCCGTATATTGCCAATAGAGTACAGCCGGAGCCGCAAGTAAAATTCCAGTTCGAAAAAGCCAGGCAGTAGACATTTTTTTGTTTATTGAAAGGAATCATACCGACGGATCGGCGAGTCTTTTGTGGCGGAATTTTTGTGTTCGATTTCAACGATAAAGCCAGCGGCTTTGATTTTCTCTAGGAATCGGGGTGCATCGTAGTCCTCTTCCAGATAGACCGTCTTGCCGTTCATGTAAGAATAACAGGTGACCTCATCGCCTACCATATACTGGTCGACCAGTTTACGCTTCACGGCGAGCCAGCCGTGCCCAGGATCGGTATAGAATTTGAATTTGATGGTTTTCACGGGTTTCATGCGGTTTCCTTTAGATTGTTCAGAAGGTGGCAATCGGTGCCATACAGGAGGATGATGGTGTATTCGGCTGATTCACCTACACCATGATTCTCACGGAATTTGGTGTAATATTGGGCGAACCAATATTCATCACCAATTGACTCCGCATAATCTTGCGCGGCTTTGAGAAATTGCATCGGAGACATTGTGTTACCTTTATCGTTCAACATGAGTGCAATTCTACAGGTGCCGGTGAGGATGGCAACCATCCATGGTTCTGTTGTTTTCCTGCAACAATCAGTGGAGGGTCACACCAGAGGGGCGAATATTGACTTCGATCACCTCGGCGGCTTCCATCATCAATTCATCCAGTTCCTTTTCCCATGCGTCCAGAAGTTCAGCCGCATATTCCTTGTCATCTTCATCGGCTTGTGAGAACCAATTTTCAAGGGCTGCGGGGGTGAGGGAACGAAGGAATTCCAGGTTTTCAAGGTCGCGTTGGTTCATTGTTTACTCCGTTGTTTCCGTTGTTTACGAATAACATCAATGGCTTGTTGGATGGTCTTTTGTGTCAGTTTACCTTCACCAGCCATCAATCGAATATCAGCCCAGCCGATACCGTCGTCGGTAGGGACCTGAATTTCCTTTTTTGGAAAATCGATAGGATTTTTGGTGTTGGTAGAGTGTATCATTATTTTCCGCAATCCTCTAGAATATCCCAATAATCCGACAATGCATAATCATAATCGCTTTCATTCTCACCGCCAAGGGCGACCCATACAACCTCGCCATCCGGGTATGCATTCATGCATTGTTCCTCGGCGTGTTCAGTATCTTCCGCCCAGCATTGGAAGCCATACGGTGCATCCACGGGGGACATAATCGACTCGATGCGGTAGAGTACAATATAGGACTTCATTCTGATACCTTTCCTTTGTGTTTGGGTTTGCGAGTGTATTCGGTGCGGACCGTATGCTTTACCGCCGGCTTGATGGGTGTCCGGCATGCTGGTTTGGGCACTGGTACGACAATTGGTTGAAAGTGTTTATTCATGGGTTTCTCCGAACAGGTAAGATATATCACGGGCTTCCAATTCAGCCATAAGTTCCTCATCCGTCATTGAGGATAACCCACGGAATCCATTGATAACTATATCATCAAAGGAGAGGTATCCCTGATTGAATTCATCATTCAGAGCATTGGCCAATTCGTCGATGGCTTTTTCACGGTCAAACATAATATTTCCTTATTTAATGGGAGAATCCGTTGCGGGCTGATTCCGAATTCCAGAGCCCGGCATAGTATTTGGCATCACGGCGCAGGCTGAAGGTATCGATAACATGCACCACACCTTTGATGGTTTCAATTACATTCCAAATTGCATACTGTCGCCCAGCCAATGTGGAAGCGTATGCTTTTTGGACCGTGTATCGTTCGTTTGTTTTCATCATGGAGACAATTCTACAGGTACCGGTGGGAATGGCAACCATCTGTGGTTCTGTTGTTTTCCTGCAACGGTCACTTTCCAATCTTTTCGGCGATTAGCCTTTTGAGTTCCTGCCGGTACTCATTGTGCCAACCATATTCGAATTGAGGATGGTTCTTTGCAAATTGTTCAGCATCGACCAACCTATCCTGCAATTCATTGATGGTTTTACCTTCAAAGTGCCGAGGATCGGTTGGTGACCACTTTTTTACTTGGCGGTTCATTATTAGGCCACCTTCATCAAAAAGGTTGGAAACTTGACAAAACCGGTCGTATCTTTTTTGGCTTTACCTTTTGCATAGAGCCCGACAACCACGCCTTTGGGGTCAAGAAAGCGGAGGTCAGAATCGTCGCCGTTGAAAACCTCACGGTTCAGATACGCCACCGGGAGAGGTTTGGACTTGGGCACACCGAACACAACCGCCACATTCATCCCAGCATCAATTGCACGAACCACGTCGGTATCATTGCCATCAGCCGCCGAGAAGGTCAGGTGGTAGTTAGTGATCGCTGACACCTTACGCCCAAGGATTTTGGTGTAATCGTAGAATTGAACTTCCGGGAAAGCCAGGAAGACATTATCATACATTACACCGCCACGAACCACCGGGTACTTTTCCCATGCAATATCAGAGGTGCCATTCAGACGAAAGACAGGAATAAAACCAGTTTTGGCGCATTGTTTAATTGCCAGTTCAATATCAGCCACCAGGGTATCCAGAAAGCCAGCCCGATTCTCGAAGAAAAACCGAGTCTTACGCTTACGGGCTTCCTGAATCACGTTAGTGGATTCGCCTTTACGGAACATGCCGCCACGCCCAGCCGTATTGAGGCAGGCCAAGGTGCAACCTTCAGTCCGTTTCGGGCACGTTTCATAACCCGAGACATTAGCAGGAGCCAAGTGCAGGATGTAGGTCATATAACCTTGATCCATACCTTTGAGAACCTTTGGATTACCCACCGAGAGAAGTTTCATTCTGTTTTCCAATCAATCGTTCAATGTTGGTATCTTACAGGTACCACCGAGGCTGGCAACCATCATCCAACCTGTTGTATCGGTACAACATAGCCCGCCGTGGTGTAGAATGAACCAGCACCACCGGGCACCAAGGACAATTCTAGTATATCTCCAGCCACCGAGACAATCCAGAATTCGGAGCCTTTACACTGCACCTGAGTTCCGATATACCGCACCTGCATTCCGACCTTATACATTAACAGCCTTTATCTAAGATACACCGAAAAGCATACAGCATCCGCCCGAGTACAATCCAACTGGCGCAGAAAAGGGCTCCGATCCAGTCTATGCTTACGGGGACCACGCCAACGAAGCCGAAGCCCTGCACCTTTATACCGAGCCTTGAATTCATCCAGATATTGGATGGGAATATGCTCGAAAATCAGATTAGAGGAACAATTCCGCCGCATTGGACCGAAATTCATAAAGGTTACAGGGTAATTCATTAGACTCCACTCCTTTCGATTATCTCCAAAACAATTGAGAATTGTTTATCGGACAAGTGCCCGGTCCTGTTGTATTGTTCCAACATCTTGCCAGCGAAGATATTATCTCGCCGAGGCAGGCTGGAAATAACCTGCTCAAGTAGAGCCATGGCTTCGAATTGTTCCTCAATGAAAATCAACACCGCTTTTCCTTCGTTGGTTACTTCGTTCAACATGTTGCCAAGTATACAGGCACCAGACCTAGCGGCAACCAGTACAGAAACCGTACCACTTTCGTTGTATCCGTGCAACAAAGCATTAATTAACCGACCGGTCGGTAGATTAATCGCGGAGAGTTTCGCGGAACGGTGCTAGTGGGTGGATGAGAATCATTCTCAGCCGCAGGCAGAACCAGGCAGAGGACCTTAGCCCGAGCACCAGAGGCGCCCGAAAATCCGAACGATTCCAAGCGCCTCCAAGCGCCTCAGAGGACCGCAGGAAGGTCCCAGTACCATTCCAATATTCCGTCGATCCTGGCGCGATCCTGCCAGTTTGTTGTATCCACACAACATCGCACCGCATTGATTGCCTCTATGGCGCTCCGCATGTTACAATGGTCCAAACGTCTCGCGCCGGAGTGTTGTGTGGAAACAACAAATTGGCGTCAAGCAGGGGTGGATTAGAGCCTCGGTGCGCCAGTGCTATGGAGTGGATTCTACAGGTACCAGAGCCGGTGGCAACCAGCCCTGGACCTGTTGGCTTTACGCAACATCCCATTCCGTGTCAGGGAATTCCGTCTCATAGAATGCATGAAGCATAGTGTCAATCCACTTCATGTAGGCCATCTCGGCTTCCTGTTCTGCTACTTGTTCGGCAATCTCGCGGCACTCTCGGTTGGCTTCGTCCATGCGGTCCTCTTCGGTTGGTTGGTCGTGGTAGAATCGGTCGGAATCTTTAGGCGAAAGCATATTCAGTCTCCAGGTGGTCAAGTAGATTCCAAAGGTCTTGAAGCCCTTCCACGTCGCTCAAGGCTTGCTGGTAGACTTCGTTCGAACCAGGTTGGCCACTGAACCTGTAGGACTCGGCTAGGGACCGACGGTATTCCATCTCACGCTCCAGACGGTCCTTATCAAGGACCAGACGGAGGGCGGCTGCGGTGCGTAGGTTCATTCTGTTTTCGCTTTCATCGTTGACATGCGCAAAGTATACAGGAGCCAGAGGCGGTGGCAAGAGGGGCTCGAACCGTTGTATGGGCGCAACGGATTAATAACGCGCAGGGGCGGATTAGAGCCTCGGATGACCAGTGCTATGGTTTGGATTCTACAGGTACCCCAGAGGCTGGCAACCAACCCCTGGGGTGTTGCATTAATCCAACAGAATCATATACTCCTTCGGAAAGTACCGACGGAACCAATCCAAGCCCTTCCGCATGGTCTTATAATCTCCGAATCGTTCGCACCCTATGATGGTGTCATATACGGCTACGGCGTCAGGAGGAAGGGTTACCGACTCACCCGTGAAACGGTTGGCGATCACCTCTGGTTCGGTGCCCAGGATGCATTGAAAGGGAAGCCTTCGATTGGTTTGGCTCATGGTCATACCTTTTGGGTGGTGATTTTCAGAATAAAGGGTTTGGTGATCGCCAAGTACCAATCCGCCTTGGCTGCGGCATCGGCCTTGACAACCATGCGGGCTTCAGCCCTGGTCTTGCAGGTGCGCCTCCAACGGCTCCCAGGCCAACGGACCTGCCAGACGGTGGTGGTTTTAGGGGTTGCTTTCATTGTAGGACCTCCATAATTTTATCATCATCAACCAGCAGGATATCCGCTGGCTCGGTACGCCACCTCATTGCAAGGGGCACGTCCAACTTGATTCGGTGCTGCACAGCCCCACCATACTTTACACGGGACTCCAGCACCACACCGGTCAGGGGCATATCCACCAGATAGGTGGCCCGAACTCGCTTACCTTCAAGATTCCAGGTCATATTGATCACCTTTCGCTGGGTTGGATGCTGGTGAAGACCACGCCAGCGGCATCATAGAATTGGTCGTAATCGAACCGCGGATTAAACTTGCCAACCGCATGGGCTACAGCCACGGCGGCTTGCAATCGAGCATGGGGGTCCATAATGCAACGGATGGAATCTGCTAGGGCTTCAAAGTGTTTTTTCGTCATGGTGTTTTGCTCGGATTTGCTCAGATGGTGAAGGAGACAATGGCGACCGCACCGGTCAGAAGGAGGAAGAGGTCAAAGGCTTTGTCAAGGATGTTCATCGTTTCGCTTTCGTTTCGTTTCAGTATGGAATGGAGTATACAGGGGCCAGAGGTTGTGGCAAGTGTTGTCAGGGAACAACACTTATTTGGAAGCTTTTCGCTTTTCCTCTTTCAGCTTTTCCTTCCTAGCCCATTCCGCAGCGGAAGCCACGAACCTGGCTTTGTACTCTTCAATATAAGAGTGGAGGTGGTAGTGGACCAACCTGGTTGCAGCCCTGGCTTTTTCCACGTATTCCGCCTTCCTCGCGGCAGACCATTTAGGACCACGTGGACCGTAGACCATAATCGCAGCCGCGGAAGCCATCCGCCAAGCTTCAATTTCCGAACCATCTTCCATCTCGCTGACCACGGAGACAATTTCCTTCCGAGTCCGGACCTCGCCGTGTTTAGTGTGCTTGGCTACGGCCAATTCGTGGATCCTTTTGGCTTCAGCCTTCGCTTTACGTTCAGAGATTAACGGTTTCATTATGGTCTCCAGATAAACAGGTCAAGTACCGCAACCACCGCCACCAGGATGTAGGTGGCGACCATCGCATAGGGATACAGGTTTTCAAATCGGCTCATGCTTTACTCCTCGGTGGCGTGGGCTTTCATCCGCTCTACTACCTCAGCCATCACCTTAGGGTTGGACGCCATCAGCCCGGCTAGGAAGGACTCAAGGTAGCCCAGACTGTAGGCGTTCACATGATCAATCTCGGTGGTGTTGATGCTTTTGGACGCCTTACGCTTAACGCCAAGGACGAAGGTTTTCGAGAGGGAATCGGCTAGTTCACGTTTCGCTTTGGTGCTCATGGATGGCTCCGTGTTGATATGTGCCAAGTATACAGGAACCAGAGGTTGTGGCAAATGTGGTGGAAAGTGTTGTTTTTTGGCGACAGCTTAAAATTAGGGGGCCAGTTGCGTAAAAATTACGTGGTGTAAGTAATTTCGTGCTATGGCCCAAACTCTTTTTTTTAAAAATTTATTTTCTGGGGCCCCCTCACAAATTTTCGATTTTTCCTAATACGGAATTTTTTTCAGGGGCCCCAGAGTAGCCCAGAGTTATTCAGTGGAGGCTTCAGTGGGTAATACATCACCAACCAGCATTTCACCAGAGACATGTTCGGCGACGAGCAGTTCATTTCCTTTTTCTTCGGCTTTCTCTACTGTTGAGAATGCTCCAGCCATTACTGCGAGTTCACCATTGATAAATTCTACTACATACGTACCATTCGCATCTTGGTAGATTTTGCAGGTTTTTGTTTCGGTTGAGATATCTTTAACTTCGGTCATTTCTTTTTACTCCTAGTAGTTACTGTTAGTTAGATTGAATCGTTTTCGTATATCACGTATAAATCTCTGGCGGGTGTATTCTACCAGTGAAGTATCGTAGGATGTACGGGCTGTATCACCAAGGTTGGTACTTTCAATCACTTTAATGCATTCTTCTACTACTTGACGGAGTTGATCATCGCTTTTATCGTCAGGTTTAACATCAGTCATTTTTCTTTTCCTCGGGTTTTTTCTTTGGATTACCTTTAATCCATTCTTTGACTCTAAAGTATTCTCTGGTACGGGCTTGGGCTTCTTTTATATCTAAAGCGAGGATTCGTATTGAAAGGAGGTTACCGTCTTCGACTGTAAAGTAAAAGGGGCAGTTTGGTTTTAAAATGTAAGGTTCATCTAGGGTTGCTTTGAGTTTGAAAAACTTGCCATATCTTGCTCTGGCAATAAGGTCGTTTGTTTGAGTGTGGATTTCCATGACTTCTTTGAACCATATCTCGGCGTCTTCTTGGTTTAGAAAGTCACCTGATATCTTTCTACCTGTAGAAGGATGAATCCAGAACCAGATATAATCCTCTGAGTCTGGATCACGATACCTAATCAGATGAGCTTTGAAATATTTCTGATCGTCAGGCATTATAGATTATGTCTTTTTTGAGAACCAAAGTTGAATCGAATATCTAACTGGTGCTTTTGGTGAAATGGGCGTCGTACAATGCCACTCGGTGTTCGTCGAATGTATGGCTGAATTGTAACTAGGTACAAAAAACTTACCATACGGAACATTAAACGCCGGTTGCGTCAGATCATTTCCGGCTCGCTCATCGGTCCATGCAAACCAACCACCCCAATTTGAATCCCACTCTTTACTTAGATAAATCGACATTGCATCAAAATCGGGAAAGTCTGGATGCCAGTTTACACAGGAAAGTGGAAAGCCCATGTAAAAAAGCGCCGATGCAGTATGCGGCATCCAATCAATCTTTCCTCTTTGATAGAGGTCATTGAAAATGTCGTTCTTAAAATTGTCAGGTAAAACTCTGGAAAGAATCGTTCCCGTCGTAGCATACTTCAGAACATCCAACCATTTGGCCTGATTGGATGCCCATACGTCACCACCTTTTGTTTCTTCGTTCCACGCAAACAGTCTGTCAATGAGTTCATCCGACAATACATTTCGATGAATATGAATCATAATTTTCCTATGCAATCAATTGAATAAAACGATTAAGTACAATACGATTTGTAATTCGATTGGTCGTATATTTAGAAAATGCGCTGACCAATGCTCGGGTTGTCGTTGATGAGACTTCAAAATCATTCTCGTCATCGATAACCAAATCGTTTGAACGAAGAAAGTAATATTCGTCAAATCCAGCATTCTGCAAGATCGCATACTTGTTTCGGCGAAACTCTGACATAAAAGTATCAATTGACTTCTTTTCTTCTCTTGTAATGAAGTTCGAAATTGAAGCGCGAGCATCTTGACTTGAAGTGATATAGAAACCAACGATGTTACTGTCGGTCCGCTGTTTCAACAATCTCAAAAGCGCAATCGATTGGTCAGTGCCCTGGGTGGAAGGATTACCAATCGTATCATACACTTCTGCAATTGCTTTTGTCACCGGATCACGAAAGATGATTCGATCACGGTAATTATTGAAACCTTTTAACTTTCTTGCATTTTGCTCTTCATAATATCCATAAATGGTCGAACCTTCACCATCAGTCAGAAACACCGTATTGACAACCTGTACCTTATTGTCGGTCTTGAATTTTGGAATAATTTCAAAACAAGCAAGAATGGCTTCGTTCAAAGGAGTACCCGACAACGAAAGAATGTTTGGAACCGACATGTCTAAACCATTTTCAAGTGGCTTACCAATCTGTGTACGTGAAAGCTTCGCACCAAGCCCAAGAAGAATTGAACACATTTTCGTAAACTCACGAACTTTCATTTTACTTGAAAGCAAATGAAGAAGAGAAAAAGGATTTGGGCTAAGATCACCAATCTTTACCTCTTTGCTCAAGATATCTTCATTATCATTAATTCTCATACTCCTTTCAAGTGTAAGGTGTGTCGAGAAACCATATACATCAAACGGAATATTGATTTTCTTGCAGAATAAAACAAGATTCAAAAGTTGCCTTACCGTATTATTCATATGATTCGTCATCGAACCAGACCAATCAATGAACATGATAAGCCCATGTGACTTACCATTGGGCACTGATGCAAGGCGCGCAAAGATATCATCGGTCAATTTATACTCATGAATACGGTTCATGTTCAAATCGCCAGTCTTAGAAATGCGAACTTTCGATTGTTGTTCCGCATTCTTACGAAGTTCGAACTCTTTGACAAGGTAAGAAACAACTTTACTACTTTCGTTTTTGAATTTGTTGAAGTTTGAAATATATTCGTTTAGTGAATAAAAAGAATATTTTTTGTTTTCATTGTCAAACTCATTCATCAAATAGGAATATGGAACGATGATATTTTCCAAGTTCAATTTTGGAATGTTAGCATAGACTGAACCATAACGTGATGAAGAATCACGAAGAAGGTTTTCCTTTTCACGGAAAGTTTTGTCGGTTTCTGAATCGATTGAACCGTCAAGCCCAGCACCACGGAGTTTGGATTTCTTATCCTCTTTACTCTTATTCTCTTTGCTGTTGCTTTTTGAGCCGCCTACTTCAAAAACATCCTCATAAAAGTCATCACCTTCATCATAATCTGATTCTTCGAGTTCATCCAGATCAATGAATATATCAGTCAAAGAAAGATTCTTTTCTTCTTCGGCCGATTGTTTCATATACTCTTGAATTTTAAGCGCGACTTTGACAACTTCATCGAAGGTTTCTGTTTCTTCAACCTCGCGTAGAAGTTCTTCTTCAACAGGAAGAAATTCAATCCCCTGCGCTGAACCGCCTTTAGTGTACAGGTTGAGCCTGTCAATAAAGTTAAGATAATTCAGATCATGCCCTTTAACACCAAAAAAGTCCATATCCATGAGTTCGCGGTAACCTTTCAGAAAGGATGGGCGAATTCCAGGAAATTTGCGTTTGATTTTTTTCTCGATACGCGCATCTTCGCATACGTTGAGTATGGTACGATTGACTTTTAGATCGACAACAGAATGATGCCAGCCTTCTTTTGGAGTTTCCAGCGCATGCCCGACTTCATGCCCAAGCAAAAGGTCATAAAGTTCAGCGGAGAGTTTTCCGTTTAGCACAGGAATTGTCAAAGTGCGATTTTCTAGGTCAAAAAACGCAGTTGAAACTTTTTTTTGCTCGATGAAAATGTTTTCCGTAGCCATCAGACGAGCAAGATTTGATTTTGATTGAAGAAGCATCACTTTTCCTTGTTAAAATTGCTTACTTGAGTGAAATTTTAGCAATTTTCGACAAAAAAGTCAAGTTTTTTGAGTTTTTACGAGTTTTACTGTTGTTTTTTTGTCAAAACAAGCGTTCCGTCACCTGGAGCTTCAATATTTATTGTGTCTCCCTCTTCCCAGCCCACTTTTTCACAGAATCCATCAGGAAAAGTCAGAATTCCGTCACCAGAACCGTCAGGTGCATCTTCAATAGTACAAAAGCCCACAAAAGGATTGATCCAAGAATCAATAATTCGTGTCAGTTGTTGCCAGGGTTGCATATCTTCAAATTTTTCGTTCATGTTACCTCCTCATTTTAGCAATATCTTTGGCTTCTTCATCGGAAAAAATTGGAACAGCATTGGATTTGTGCAAAGTGCCGATTCCGATGATTTTATCTCCAGTGTAAACTTTGCGAGGTGCAGCAGCCGCAAAGGAAAGCCCAGAATCCACAGATGGAATGTGTTTTGTCGTAGACCGACCAGGAGGTACTTTTAGTTCATATTTTGGTTTTGCAGTAATAGGTTTAATAACTCGATTGGTCTGATGTTTTTTGAGCCAAGCATCATATTCTTCTCGCTCTTTTTTAGGCGCGAGTTTGTGCTTTGACTTTTGAGTCGCAGTGTAGATTAGCATAATGTATTCTCCGTCGAACTGCTATTCTAGCACATCCGACGGATCCTGTCAAGTGTTGTTTTTTTAATACGATTTCATTCGTTTTGGTGTTTCATGATCATCATAACCATATGCGTCATCATCCTGATTTCGCATTTTCATTTTACGCATTTCTCGATATTCATCTTTTTTGCGTTTTTTATTTTTAGAGAAGCCCTTTGAATAATCATCATCGTCCATATAGTTACGATTTTGACGAAACTTTCCAACGAATTTTGACACTTATTATACTCCGTAGTTAATTTACAAGACTCCTGGAATGTTATCACGGATAAACTTAACTGTCAATCCTTTCACATCCAGATCCTTTTTAAAAATATTCATAACAACATCCGCTTCACGTGGTTCAAGAGATTCTAGAACCAAAATAAGAAGTTCTTTACTTCTTTTTTCGGTTAGTTTCTCTGCGGTTGGATTTCCTTTTTGAAAAATATACAGCCTCTTTAGTTCTGTATCAAGTGATGCAAAAGAAATTCCTTCTACAGTGCTTTGAGGTCGGTATTCTTCCGGATATTTGTTGTACTTCCACTGAACTTCTGGTCGATATGCAAGTTGCAAAACCAGTTTAAGTGTTGGCGACCAATGTTTTGCTAGAACATCAATTTTATCTTTTTTTGTTTTTGCGAGTTCAAACTCATCAAAAATTTCATAAATGTTTTTTCTCATTAAAATTCCTCGATAACATCCATTAGGTTTTTAAGTTTCTTTTCCATGAAGTAATTAATCAAAGCAGACTTGGGTGCCGGCTTTGTGTTTTCAAAAGCTTCATTGATTTGGTCTTTGATATTTTGTGGTGTAAAACTAAGATCAATCAATGTTTGATTGCGGGAAAAACCGAGCCTTGCAGATTCTTCGTAAAAAGAATGGTGCGTATCAAGAAAATCACTCAGTTTGTTTTTAGTGATGGGCTTTTGCCTTTGTTCCATGATGAAACAATTAGAGGGTGAAATGATGTTTGGAATACCATCGCCTTTGTCACCCTTGATAATCTTTTCTTTTAGATCAAGAACGGGATTATCCGACTTGATATATTTTTTCAAAACAGGATTGTATTGTTTAACATTCTTGTTTATTTGCAGTTGAAGAAAGTCGCCATCACTTGAGATGATGAGTACCTTTTCACGGGTTGCATATTTTGCGGCAAGTGTGCCAATGATATCGTCGGCTTCTGCACCATCAATATCAAGTACGCGATATGGGAAATAAAGTTTCAATTCTTTTTTAATTTCACCAAGAATTTGAAAAATCAGATGCCAGTCAAGATCGGTCTTTTCTCGCGCTTTTTTGCGCCCAGCTTTGTAATAAGGAAAGTATTCTTTGCGCCAATAGTTTTTATTATCACAACAGAGAATAACATCACCATATTCAGTTTTGAACTGTTTGATATGTGTGCGAAGTACATTCAAAACAAGATGGCGAACAAGCCCTTCTTCTATTTTGGTTTTATTGTCGGAAATTTGTGCCATGATGCCAGACAATAGAACCTGATTGAGATCAATTAAAATCATGATAACCTTTATTTGATAATCCTGACAAGAATAGTATCAGAATTAATTCTTCCTGTCAACGACTGTTCGACTGCATTGATATTACTCAAAAATTTACGAAGTGTAACTTTACCGGCTTTGATAAGTTCAGGAAGAGACACTTCAGGCTTTCTAAGAGTTTTTTGTACGGAGGTTGATTCGTTGAAATTGATGATTGTAGTACCCTTTACCGAAAGCCCAGCATCGTCGATTGAATTGTACACACCGACTTTACGTGTCTTCGTATTGAACACCCAAAGTTGAGTGCAGCCTACAATATCCGCTGGGTTCACCGATGCGACTTTGTATTCTGAGTCTTCTTTTTTGAATTGCAATTTTGAAATCACTTTATCGACAGGTTTAGCTTTTTTCTTTCGAGGAGCCCGTGTCAACTTATTTACATGAGTGATTCGTTCCGCATCAGAAATGATTCTTTTAAGATATGCAAGATATTGTTTGAGTTCACTTTTTGAAAAGTTTGAATAACCTTCAATCAATTGCGAATCTTTGCTTGAAAGCACTTCTTCAAATTCAGATACACGAGTCTTAAAAAAGGAAATGATATGATTGGCGTGAACACCTTTTACGGAGAGTGTTTGCATGATTTCATACGGATCAACTGCATCAAAATCACGAACAGAAAAGCAATCATCAACAATACTTTCAAGTTCACCAATTATTTCTTTTGATTTTTCTTGAATTCGATCTTGAATTGATACAGTCTTGACTTCTTCTGCCTTTACTTTTATAACAGGCTGAACTTTTTTTGCTATGCTTTGAATTGTCGTATCAATCCATTTCTGATTATTTTCAGTAATTGGACCGCCACGCATTTTAATACGGCAAACAAAACCAAGATTTGAAAAAAGGTCCTCTGGAGCCTTTTCGATCAAATCGAGTGTTTCTTTTTTGGTTTTATTTTCTTTGAGATAATGAATAGTGTACTTTTTACTATCTTTTGAATCTGAATGATAGTTGTACCAATTCAATGCTTTGACAATAGATGATTCGCCATTCTTCCAGGTGGGTTCACCACCTGAAAGTACCTTTTCATAATCTTTAACGGATGTGAGTCTCATTTTTAGTTACAGTCTTTACAGAGTCAATACGGAATGAACGCCAACCATTGCTTTCTACGTCCCATACAGATATGGTATTAGGATTTTCAGCTTTTGGCAAGCTTTCTGTCAAAAGTTGTTGTTTTTCTGCAACAACTTGTGGAATGTATTCCGGGAGCAACGTACAATTCATCACTCTTTCTGTTCCGTCAACCTTCGTGAAAACAACAGTAACAACCGAATTTTGCAAAACTTCTTTAAGTTCATACTTATTTAACATTTTCACGTTCCTCATAGTTTTTAATACAAACAGTCATGTTTTCATTAATTTCATCGAAAACTTCTTTCATGTAGTCATCAGAGGTGTCTGTTGCTCGCACAACAACACCAAGAAAACCACTTTCAACCATTCTTTCCACATAATCTAAAGGTGAAGTTAATATTGCTTGAAATCTTTCTGGCAAAGAAGGTTTTTTGTTTACATCAGGAAATATGATAATATCATACAAATCGCCCATTGGCGAGCCGTCTTTTTTATTACCTGTTTCTATTAGTTTAAATGCCGAAATATTAATTGATTGATTGTCTTGACGATAAAAATCAACACCGTCATATAAACTAGGATCAATCTTTTTTAAGTCCATCATTTAATACCTTTTAGGTGATTTTTTCTAACTCTTACCATTATCCAAGTATTGTAGTATTCGTTTGATTCAAGAACACATTTTTGAAATTGTTCTTTTGCTTCCATGTAACCACACTCGCCTTTTGTTTTACAAAGATAAATTATTTCCCTTTTAAACATACTTTGTCCAAGTAGTTTAACATCATTTTGTAGTTCTGTGTTAGAACCAAAGTATGTTTTCCAATCCGAAGATAATTTTTGCCGTTTTTTCTTACCTTTAATAACTTTTGTTTTTAACGAGTAAAAAAACTTTTTCCCGATATATTTTTTACCGGTCTGTAAATTTGTAATTACATATACAAAGCCATAGTTATCCTCTATCTGCTCTTCAGAAAAATCTTTATCTTCGTAAATCCAATTTATTTCCATCCCTCTATCTCATCATCAAAGTCATCCTGATCTATATATTCTTCTTGGATGTCCTCGATTTTCTCGCCACAGAATGGGCAAAAACTTGGCGTATCGTCAGATACTAGTTCTTCTTCATAGACTAACTCAAAAGATGATTCACATTCAGAACACTCTGCTGTTATTACTTTTTCTATGATTATTCTCCTTTCAAAATTAAGCGGCTTTTCCCCAAACTTCATCCCATGTTCCAGATAATGCACCCTTTGCATAATCAGTAGCACGATTCTCAAAAAAATTGGTATGAGTTGGTGCATTAATCATTTCTTCAACCCAAGGCAATGGATTCTTTTTCACTTTCATTATGCCCTTGAGACCAAGACTAATAAGGCGACGATCAGTAATGTAACGAATATAGGTTTTAACGTCATCAGAAGATAGATTATGCATATCGCCCATGCCGAATGATAAATCAATAAAACGATCTTCGAGGTCAACCATTCTTGTTGCAATAGTGTAGATTTCAGATTTGAGAGTATCGTTCCAAATTTCACGATTTTCCTCTATGTAGGTTCTAAACAATTTAATCATTGACTCGGCGTGCATAGTTTCATCAACAATCGACCAAGTTACGATTTGACCCATACCTTTCATTTTTCCTTGACGCGGAAAATTCAGCAGCATAATAAATGAACTAAACAATTGCATACCTTCAGTAAAAGCGGAGAATAATGCAATATTTTTTGCTACAGATGATGTGTTCACTAAGCTATTAGATTGATTCAAAACGTAATCATGTTTATCACGCATCTCTTGATATTCAAAGAATTGATTATATGTAGTTTCTGGTAGCCCAAGAGTTTCAATCAAATGACTATATGCAGCAATATGTAAAGCTTCTCGCGCAGCAAAACCAGATAACATCATACGAATTTCAGGCTGAGGAAAATGAGGTAAGTAATTACGGACGTAACCGCCAGCAACATCAATATCTCCCTGCGTAAAAAATCTAAAAATATGCGTAAGAAATTCTTTTTCATTTTGTGTCAATTTGTTTTTCCAATCTTTAACATCTTCGATCATTGGAACTTCAGTGTGTAGCCAATGACTTTGTTCATGTTTAAGCCATGAATCATATGCCCAAGGATATGTGAAAGGTTTAAAATAATTTCGTTCATCTGTTAGTTTTAGTTTCTTTTTAACCATTTGCCCACTCTCTTATTTGTTCTGGTGAATGTACTCCAACCAACCCTTTTTCAGTTTCGCCATCTTTCAGAATTAAAGTTGGAACTGATCGAATTGCATATTCAATAGCAATATCTTCGAAAACATCAATATCAATCACTTCAATTGGAATATCTAAATTAGCTAACTCTAAATTTTTTGATAATGCCTTGCATGGTTGACACCAAGAGGCAGTAAAACGATAAATCTTTTTCATTTGAATCCTTTACTTGGTATACATTACATCAGTTGTATCACCCAAACGCCATTTTGGATTTGTTTCTACAATATATTTTTTTGTGCAAACTTTAAAATCTGGAAACAACATTTGTTTTGGGTTGCTTGCAGCATCAAAAAATATACATCGATTATTTGGCTGTGCTGCATATTGCCCATTATCAAGTTCAATAAAATTGAATGACTTATGATCTTCTGGCCATTCACTATAGCTAGTGTCGATTATATTCAAATCTGGGCTTGCATTGTCAACAGTAAAAAGATAATTGCCAGAATAAAGCTGTTTATCTTTTGCATAAAACTGACATGATAAGTTTCGAAGAAATGCCTTTTGTAAGATTGCAATATTATAGCTGAAGCAATCCCATATTTGAAGAGTATCGAGAGGTAAAAATGAAGATATCTCTAAATTATCCTTTCTGCTTACATATGCATGTAAAGGTAATTTATCATAAAGTGCCCCATATCTAGGAAGATATGATTCGATTCGAAAAGCTTGACTTCTCAAACTTTTAATTGATACCCAAATACACGGTTCATATTCGCCGTGACCCTTTTCAAAATCATAAAGGAATTCACGGCGAATATAACAATGTACAGGAGGAAGGTTTGCAACTAGAAAAGACATTTCAACCCTCACACGCTAAACATTCTTCACCACGTGCAAGTGCTTTGAGATCGACCTCTTGAATAACTTGCCTTTCAATTTTGTTTGAAACTTTATCCGCTTTGCCGATTTTTTCTGATCTACAATAATAAAGAGTTTTGAGACCTTGTTTCCAAGCTTGAAAGTGTACAGCATGAAGATATTTAATGTCTACGTCAGGTCTGAAAAAGAGGTTAATGGATTGCGCTTGGTCAATGA